GATATTGGTTCTACTCCCTGCCTTACAGCAGAGTAGTAAGAATCCAATTCTTTGTCCCAGTTCTTTTCTTTGTCTTTATCCCAACCTCGTCTAGTAGGAAAGCATCCTGTAAATCCGAAGTTTGCTTCTTGTAGGCAGTCAGAATAAGATTCGTGGTCTTGGGTTTTGCAACCAGATCTGCAATTAGAATTTGTCATAGTTGTGTAAGGTACTCCGAGTATCCTGCGTCTATAAAGATTTGGGCTTGAGCATCACTGATTGTATTGGTAGTTCCGCCAAGATAGTATGAATCAGCAGCAGCCAGTGTGTCTTGGCTTGGTGTCTGTTCTGTGGTAACAGTAGTTCCATTAACGATAAATGTATAACCACGAGGAATATCAGTAAGGAATGGATTGATAGTTCCTGTTATTGAACCACCAGTTATTGGCCTACCAGCAAGGCGAGCGTATGGAGTGAACTGAGTGTAGTCAGCGCCCCAAGTTTCCCAGCGCCAAGGTGTTGTTAATGTGTATGGCATTTCTTCCTTTCAGAATTAACTCACCACCAGGCAGGATTTCTAGGCCCTGCCCGATAGTCAATCAACTACTAGTTGATAGAAGTTGCAGTCTCAATACGATATAGAGATGCTTCACGAAGACGTGCGAAACCACCGAAGTAGTACCAGCCGATGGTGCGGAAACGGCGCAGAGCGTCAATTTCTGGACCAATTACAACTGATGTATCCTGAACGGTTGCTTCAGCAAGTGCTTCACGACCAGCAACAATCGCTGAGTAAACAGTGACGGCTGGTGATTGTGTATTTGCAGCAGACGGAACGCGAGGCGTTTCAACAATGAATGCGCCTTCAAGAACGCCAACTGCTCCAGCAACGAACGGAGTACGATCAACGTACTTGGTTAGTTCCTGGAATCCACCAGTGCCTGATTCGGCACGAAGGTCAGCAGACTGACGTGGGTGTAGGTATGCAGCATAGAGTTCTCCGATACGAGGAACTGCCTTGTTGCTGCGGAGTTGAACAACAGCCTTACGGATGTTGGCTGCAGTGATGGTACCTGAAGAGGTGATTGAGTTGGTACCAGTTGCTGTTCCACCGTAGATTACGTTAGTTCCAGTAGAACCAGTAAGAACGGATGCTACAACGCTATCAATAGAATCAGCAGCGTTGTAAGCAATGATGTCAGCAAGTGCTGAATCAACATCGTTGAAAGAAGTTAGGTTCAACTTCTTGGTTGTTGTTACGGCTGAGCCGTACTCATTAAGTGTTACAGTAACCTGTGAAGGGTTACCAAGAGCAATAGAGGAAACATCAGAAGTTTCTGTCAATGTACCAGTCGCTGTTGAGAGATCTGAGTAGATGGAGAATACAACTGACGAACCTGGCATTGCTTGCTGTACTGGCTTAACATCAGCCAACGCACGCATCACTGGGATGGAGCGAAGAGCCATACGAACATACTGATCGTACGCACTCTGTACAAGGTTTTGCATTGACGAAATTTGTGTCAATGTACCTGTAGGAATTGCCATTTATCTTGCCTTTCGGATAGGTTCGGTCTTAGAGACCAGACGACCTAATAATTTCATCCAGTTCTTCACGGCTATTTGCATTCATCAACTTACGATGAACGTCTGCTTGGAACTCAGGAGTTGCTCCCTGTTCTACAGCATTGGTCATCCGCTGATATGCAGCAGCCTGCTTTGGATCTACATTAGGTGTTGCCTGGTTTGACTGGGTTTCATAGCCAAATACATCGGCATAATCTTCCAGCCATTTAGATACAGACTCTTCAGTTGGGTCTATATCCTGTGGGATAAATGCAGCAATTTTGCTGTTTACCCCGCGACTAGCAAGTGCATCTTTGATTGCTCGTTCACGGTTGGATTTAGAGATAGATTCAAACTGAGATTTTAATTCAGCCAGTTCTTTCTCTTTTTGTTTGTTTGCTTTTCGCAACTGTTTAACGAGATCATTACCGTTATCGGTATCAAAGTCGTCATCTTCGTAGTCGTAGTTGGACATAGGTCCTTCTCCCTTTGTTAGTTGGTTTCGTAGACCTCATACAGATTCGGGGGATTTCTGTATGGCTTCTACTCCTGGTCTTGATCTCTCTCTAACGGGCCAGTCGTTCCGTTAGTAGGCCTAGAATTGCCCTGCGCGTTCGCGGGCTAGTGCGCTTTTAGCAGCGCCTGATTGTCCAGCAAATTGTGCTTGCTCTAGTTCAGTAAGCAATTTACGTTGCTTCGTTGCCTCGGCAGCACCCTTCAAGCCGAATGCTTCTGTCTCAGCAATCGCTTGGGTATATGGACCTTGTTTGTAAATTTCAGCCAGAGTTCCTGCTCGTGGAAGTATCTGTGCAATCTTGCCGTATTGCTCTTGTGCCGCAGCCTTAGTAATACCTGCTGCTGCCAATTCCTCTGCTCTACCAAGTCCAGTTGTTAAACCAGCCTGTAGTGCAGCGCCACCAATTTCGGCTGCTGCAATCTTACGCTCAAGTTGAGGAAGCGCTGTCTCTGGATTTAATGCGTAAGCAAGGATTTCTCCATTTGTTATGTCTGGATAGAACTGACGCATAGCAGCCATTACTTCTGGGTTAGCATCAAAGATACGAGATTGAGTATTCTGGATTCTTTTTTCAAGTTCTACGTTAGATACATCTGCTGCAATAAGTTTTTCAAAAGCCTTCTGGGTTCCAATATCATCGCGTTGGTAGTATGCTTCTGGTAGGCCATAACGACGCATTACATCTTGGTACTGGTCTTCAAGTGCAATATAACTTGCTTCATCAAGAACGCGTAAACCTTTTTTAATTCTTTGTTCATTGGCAGCAAAACGTTGTTTGTAGGTAGGAGTTTGGCGTAGTTGAAAACTATATTCTGCTGGAGGAGTCCCTTCAACAAGCAGTCTTTCTACGTCTCCAACAAGTTTTCCAATTCCATAACGATCAAACTCTTCTTTAATAATTTGGAAAGCAGAACGACGTGTTGTTAAATCTTTTTCTTTTATAGCAGTATTCTCATTGAGCATTTTTTGATAGTTAGTAAATACTGCTTGGTCTGTAAACTTAGTGCCATCTGTTGCTGTATATGATGCAGTTGGGGCAGACGACCCAGAGCCAGTAGTAAGAGAAGATCCTCCACCGCCACCGTCACCGCCAGTAGATCGAGTTCCGCCTGACCATTGACCTGTTTGTATGTTTACGGTTCCGCCAGATGCTTTTGCCTCAGTAGCACTATTTATAGCGCCACCAATAGCGGCACCTGAAAGTCCTCTTGCTAAGCCTCCCTTGATGACAGCATCATATTCTTCTGGAGTAAGATTCTTAGATGAACTCCAAGAGTCTCCATAGTAGCCAGAGGAATTAACTCCACCACGAGATTCAATATATTCTTTAGTTATTCCTGCTCTCATAGCATCTGCTTCTGCTTTTGCAGAGCGAACAAATTTAGGATCTACGTTAGCCATTGCTACCCCACCATTCCAAAGTCACGAAGAACGTTGTATGCAACTGTTGATGCTTCTTGGCGAGCATTGTCAGTATTAGCCCAACGAGGATCTTTGCGTAAACTTTGCTTAAATTTATAGATAGACTCAAATCCTTTGTCGGTAACAGCCTTACCTAAAACATCTTTTAGTGCTATTGAATCTGGATTTATTTCAAGAGTACTTGCATAAGCGTTCTTGTATGGGGACAATATGGTATCAAGGTTCATACCTTGATCAAGCATCTTGCCGATATCTTCTGGAAGTCCAATTTTGGCAGCATTACGAATGATGGAGTTAAAGGTTTCCACATCCTCACCCTTGCTCATACGAGTAAGCCAGTTGTCAAGGTTTCCTGCAAAATCTTTTTCTAGATCAAGGCCATTTGCTGCGGCAGTCTGACGTAGAACAGTTAAGCGCTTTCCTGACAGACCACCTAATGTTGAACCTGGCTTGTATGTATATTCAGCATCTATAAGGTTCTTGATTTGTGGAGAGGATGGTGCCAAGCCAAGAGCAATAGCCTGGTTTGTAATGCGAGTAATAGCAGCATCATCAAGTTCAAATCCTTGTTGAACAATTAAGTCTGTAATAGTCTGCTTATAGTCACCAATTCTTGTTGTACCTAAAGCGGTATTATAGCGAGAGTCTGCGTATAACTTAGGCTCGAACTCTCCAAGTGAGATTCCGCCTTTATCGGTAAAGACACCGACAAGCAATGGATCATCTAGTTGAATCTGATCTGCAGATACACGGAATGTAGAGGCAATAGCACTGATGTATGGAGCATAGACATCACGTAAGTTATTGCCTTCTTTGAGAAGTTTCTGAACGTAAGGGTTCGTTTCTTTTGCTGCAGCAGCATCACGAATCTCTTGATAGATTATTTCTGGACTTTTACCTAGACGTATATCTTCTGTCCACTTAGGTAACTTGTCTGCAAAGTCTTTTTGTAAATTAAACCCGTTCTTTTGAGCAATAACTCCAAGGGCGGTTAGTGTTCCTTTTTCTGGACCAACGCCAGTGCCTTTAATCTTCTTATAGGCATCTTCATAGATAATGGTATTTGAAGTTCCCTGAAGAAAGTAATCTTCTAATTCTTTATCTGTAAGTTCAAGATTATTTCTGGCAAGTTCTTTTCTTAATGGAATAGACCATTCACGTAGCGCTTCTTTGTAAGCATCTGTATTCTTGAGTGAAAGAGTGTATCGGTCTAGTCCACCTACAGTAAGTTTATTAGATAGAAAGAACTTCTCAAGTTCTGCTTTTGCACCAGCAAAATCCTTGGCATCATAAAGTTTTTTGATTTTTAGTAAGCCGTCTTTATATTTAGATGCGTCAGTAAGAAGAATTGGGGCAATACCAAGAGTTGTTTCTAAAGCACTATCAGTTGCGCTAGTTGCCGTAGTTGTACTAGTGGAATCTCCACCACCATCAACTAGCATTGTGGTCATTGGCTGTGCCACTATCTACCTCCCACAACATCTTTGGGTGCATTTTGGCGTACCCAATCCATAAACGAAATATCTTGTTGTCTTTGAACATCTGTTGGTTTAGCCTTAGCAATGGCTTGGGCTGCAGCAGTCTGAGCCTTTTCTTCTGTAAATCCAACTTGCTGTTCAAGAACTTTGAATCCACCTTTAATGGAGGTCTTCTGAGTAACGCCTTGCTGTACCATCTTTTCAATAGACTTGGTAAGATTTTTATACCAGCCCTCATTGATCTCTTCTTCAGATATACCTTTATCGCGAGATGAGAGAGATACTTGTTCTATAATGTCAGCGATCTGTTGTGGAGTCTTAGGGTAAATCTGCTTGGTTGGTAGTTTACCTGCACCAGTTCCTGCTCCACCACCTGCACCTGCTGCTGCCCGAAGGAATGATTCGATAGTTACATTCTTTGCAACTTCTTCATCTCTAAGCATATTGGTAGCAAGACGACCTACCCAAGAACCAAGGCTTGATGGGTCGCTGATAGTTCTTCCAGTTACTTGCTTGACAGCGCTTTGAACTTTTGCATAGGCAGACTTGTCATTCTTAACAAGGTTTACTATAAATGATTCGACATCAATAGGAAGAACTCTCTCTTTGATTCCAAACCCAAATAAGACTCCGCTTTCCTGTTGGCTATCTGGCGTATTCCAATCAAGGGTTGGCTTATTAGTATCACTTCGTTGCTTTACAAACGCAGCCTGAGCCTCTTGATTAAGTTTAGTATCACTCCACTTAGGGTTTGCCTTACGTAGTTCTGCCTTGATTTCTTCAAGAGTCTTCACGGCTTTATCACCTCTAAGTTATCGTTCTCTAGGTAACGGTCATATAGATCAGCAAATCCATTTGACCATAGTTTCATATTCAAGATGTAGTTATCCCATCTATCTTTTAGATCTGCGTTGGCTTGGTTGTCAAGCGTGGCGCTTCCGCCAATGCTCTTTCTTCTTGCAAGTTCCTGTGAGAGATATGTACGATTAACAAGGAAGTCTGATACTGCTTCCATAGTATTGATGCCTGTCTTCTTGGCATCTCCATACTTATCCATCCACTTTTTGTCAGATGCAATTTCTGTCAAAGAACGGACATATCGTTTTGTCTTATTGAAGTCCATAATATCAAATTGTCTTTGTGTTGCCCACTTTGGATATGCTGCCTCTAATTGTGCAACCTTTGACTTCCAGGTTTCTTCAAGACCCAGTTGTTTAGCAGCAGTAGAATTTATACTAGAGATGTTGTATCCCTTTTTCCTCCACTGTGCAAGCACCGCATCGCGTTCTTGAGCAAGTTTTACATATTGTGATTTACCTAAACTTATCTCGCGATCAACAAGAATCTCTTCAGTATCTCGTTGCTCGGTGTACTTGTATGTACCACCTGGGCGAACTTCTTTATTACGGAAGTAGTTAGATGCAGCGTCAGAATAACGCTCTCCAGTTACGCCATAGTTTGCAAGGAATCCAATAAGACCTGGGGTATCGTTCTTATCCATCTTGCCAAGAAGAGAGTTGAACTCTTTCTGGTTCTTTACTGCTCCGCCTGTTGCTGCAATGCCAGTCCTGTTAATACTTGTTGGCGCAGTAAGGATGTATCCGATATCGCCATACTTACCAAGGATATAATCGTCTACCTTTGTAGGACCAACCTTTGGATCAGCAATAGCGCTACGGTAGTCATCCATAATAAACTGCCACTCTGGACGGAATGTAAATGTAAATGGCAAGCCAAGGTTTACCTTGATACGAATTGAGTAAAGTTGGTCAGCCAAACGTAGACCATCAGCAAATGTAGGCTGCTTACCAACACGACCGTTCATTTCCCATTCGTATTGCTGGGTCTTCATTGCCGAAGCAACTGCTCTTGCATAACCTTCGTCGCTAAGTCCAGCCTGCATTGCCTCAAATTTACGGGCTGCTGCTGGAAGAATAAGATCCCAAGGATTGGTTGCTGCTCTACCAAATGGTAGCAATGAACCGAATACTGTATCTGCAGCCTCTTGGCCTAGATTGTTTGTTAGCCAAGTACGAGCATCTTCTACAACTTCTGGTCGCTTATTAGCAAACATTGAAACTGGAATTGTTACTGGAATACCAAATGCTGGAGCAAGTGGGTTTTCACCTTGTAAGAAAATGTTAAGGCTGTTCTTTGGGATAGAGACTTGATATCCTTTTGGAATACCAAACTTACCCTGCAATCCTTCTGGGATTGTGAACAACATAAACTGTGGTGTAGATGGTGGCGCTCCTGGTGGAACTTCCTTACCTTCTTCGTCTACTACAGTTGCCACACGGTTTGGTGCATTCCAAATCATAGATGCACGTATTGCTAATGATGGGTCTTTGGCAATCAAACTTCCATAAACCTTAACAGCATTATACTGTGCATTGAAGAATGGAACCAAGAAACGTAGTGCGCTAGATAGACCACTGTTATTCGTTACGCGATATAGCGTTTCATTTGTAGTCTTTAGAGCCTGACTATGTGCGCTTCGTTGCATCTGAATGATGAGGTCTGGATCAAGTATGTCTTTACCCATACTGTCTGCAAGGTTTACTTCACGCTGTAATTGACGCTTGTAAAGTTTCTCATAAAAAGGCCACGCTACAAGATTGTTTTCTGGCGTAGTTCCAATAACCTGAAATAACTTGGAGATAGTTGTATTGACAGTTTGCTTAATAACACCAGCGCCATAACGGAAAGTCGTTTCCATAATCTCACGTCCAGGGACGTTAGCAAGGTTTGGTTGATTACGCATTAAGGCATCGAATTGCTGTGGAGTCATTTCCTCACGAGCAATAAGAGATCTAATCTGCTGATCTGGAAACAACTTATATACACGTGAGCGTGCAGTTGCGATATGAGCCTTGATTTCTGCTGGAGTTATATCAGCATCAATCTCACGTAAATAAAATTTACCATTCTTGCTACGTAGCCACTGCGATATCTCATCATCTGACTCACCTTTGAGTAAGCGCATAGCCAACTGGTCTTTACGGAATCGGTTGTTAGCAAAGTTAGCCAGTTCAGTAAAATACTGTGGGTCTGTTGGAGCAACAACCTGATTGTATTCTGTTCCTAGTCTTTGGAATGGCTTTCCAAAACTTGCACCTTTGGCAGCATCATAGGCGAGATATGCTTGACCTTCTGTAAGCCAGTTAAGAGTACGGTCAGAGGCTGCATCTTGACGAACCAACATACCTGCTGGTCCAGCAAATGCTCCATCTGCTTCTGTAGTTTTCCCACTTGGAGCAACATATTTGTCACGGCCTTCGCCACTGCGAACAATCTTTAGTTCTGAGCGAATTGCCGCTAGACGTTGTGACTCAAGAATCTTATCATTGATTTCATTTTCTATATTATCAATTTGTTGAGTATAGGAACGAACTCTAAGCATCTGATCTTCGCCAATAATCTCTGCAATGTCTTCATAGTTACGACCACGAGATATATCGTATGATGTAATAACACGGATATCTGGTTGAGCACCAGGTTCTTTGGCTCGTAAATTTACTTTCTTGCCAGCCTGTATTTCCATTTCCAGCATAGATTCTGGAATACCTTTGCGTGGCTGCATAACTGGGTATGCACCTTTAGGAATGCGACCCTTAGTTCCAGGAATCTTATAGAAAACCTTACCACTTAAATAGTCTGCATAGACCATTGTGGTTCCTTCAGGAAGATTTGGTACTACTTGCTGACGAACATACTTACCAAAAGCCTGCTCGCGTAGTTTTTGATACTTAGCCTTCTCTTCACCAAACAAGAGACCACCTTGTTTGTCTTTAACTTTATTAAGTTCTAAGAAACTCTTACGTTGGCCTTCGCTGAGTAAGTCAAATGCACTATAACGAATAGCAAAATAAACATCTTCTGGGTCAATACTTTTACCAAATACACCGCTTGCGCCAGCGTAGTAGGCTTGTGGTGTTAGTTCATCAAGAATTTGGTTACGAACATCAATAAAGCCATTTTTTTGTGCAATAAGGCGACCAGTTTGTTCGCGCAATTCACCAGGATTTTTTAACTGAATAGAATCCGTAATAAAGTTTTTACCGATTTGTGCTCTGGTCTTGAGATTCTTACCAAAGTTTTTGAAGAAGTCATCAGTCTTAGCCATCTGACCAAGTACTAGCGCTGCACGCAGTTGTCCATCAATAGTGTTACGCACTGGATAACCAAAGCGAGTAAGCACTGAAGCCTTGAATATAGAGTTGGCTAGGTCAGCAAAGTCTGTAATTTCTTTACCAGCAAGGCGTGCTATAGCAGCAGCGCCAACTACCTTTTCTCCGCCTAGCGAGAAACGGCTGTAAAGCCTCATTACGGAATCAAAATCTTTGAAGTCCATCATAGGGACAACGTTAGGCATTTCAGATTTCCAGAATGGAGATGTAATTAACTTACCAGTATCATCCACCCAATATCCGTGATCGCGCATAGAGGACATCATTGATGTTCTCATATTGCTAAATTGCTGATAAATCTGTCTAGCATCCTCTAGTGGGATGTCATATCGTAATGCGCTTATCTCGGCAATCTGCTCTTCGATGTTTCTCACTGCCTGCATACGCTCATTAGCATTACGAGCATTAAGATAACTACGACCTAATTCATTCTTTACGCCAGCGTATTCAATGCCGCGTAGTTCTTTTACAGAATTAAGAGCATACTTTATTTCGTTGAATGAATCAGATGCCAAACCACCATCAACTCTAACAACTCCGCGTGGAAGTTTGTTAAAGAATGGGGCTACGATGTTTACAACTGGGCGTGTATATGGGTTCTTTTGATACTGCTCAGTGTAAAAAGTAAGATTATGACGTGCTTCACTAGCCTTAGCGCGAGTCTTTTCAATAGCAACGCCGAGATTCTTGTCAAACAATGTTACATCTGCAGCCGATGTGAACTCATTGATAACGCGGTAATCGCCAATGTTTTCAGATAAAGCCTTATCTAAGGAAGCATCTCGTACCCGAAGATCTTCTAAGACCTTAGTAAGTCTGTTATATTCTTCGATTGTTGGTAGATGTTGCTCTGGCGCAGTTGCTGAACCCCAAGGAATGTCATTCATTCTCTTTTGAATAGGGTCTAATAATTCTTTTGCAGTGACAATTTCATCAGCAATAGAGGCTCTAGTTTTCTCAAGTTTCTTGAGGGAGGCCATATCACCTGATGCTGCAGCAAGAAAGTCTGCTACCTCATCAAAGGTCTTTAGTTCTCCAGTAACATCTGCAACTAGATTACGAGCAGTAGTCCTTCTGACGAATACATCATCAAAGTTCTTTACTGCATCACCTTCAGTTAGGCGCTGTGCGATAACACCCATTGGTGTTTCGCGACCGATTGTTCCACCTGATTTTAACCAGGCACTATGTGCATCTAGTTCAGAACGTAGACGTGCAATGTCATCAACAGTTCTAATTGGTTGATCTAGACCAAGGGTTCTACCTACAGCCAGTCCTTTACCTGCAAGAACTAATGGATCTGTATACCACGCAAGTAATCCATCTACTCCACCAGAAAAAAACTTACCAAAAATTTCATCTTGGAAAGCCTGCTTGCGTTGGTCTGGGTCTGCAATGTTAAAAGTTGGATCCAAGAATGTTGGAAGTGGAACACCACGTTCTTCTAATTCTGGAGTTATACCTGCTACTTCTCCAGCAGTTCCAATTAACCCACCAAGTGCTTGACCTGGAGATACATTCTTAGCAAGTCTCCAGTTCTCAATGAAGTTAAATCCTTCGCCTGAGATATTATCTGCTTCTGCAAGGAGCGCTGTAGAAATTGGGCGTGTAACGATTGGACGTACTGCCGTATAAAGTTTATCAATTTCTTCTGCTGCAAGATTAAATACAACGTCAGCACGTACAACTTCTGCTGGCTTTAGTAAAGTATTGACATATCTTTGACCAAAATCTTGTGTTACTTTATTTGCTAAAGCCTTTTCACTAGCAGCAAAATCAGGCACAACGCCTGGTGCTATAGGTGCAACACGTGCTTGTGTCATTCCGCCAGCAAAGTTAAGAGCAGCCTTAGGAAGTGCGCCAGCGGCGCTACCTACTACTTTACCAATTTCTTTTTTTATAGATTGCCAGTAATTGATTTTCTTTTCTTCAGCCACTTGGCACCTCTTGCGTTAGAAAACCTATAAACTGGTCGCGATCTGCTTCAGACTCCCAAGGAATCTTGGCAAGCGAAATAATAATCGCTGGCTGGTCATAACCCAGAGCGTCTACAAATGCGGTGACATCCTTGACGAATTGATTCATTAGGCAGGGAATATGTTCGCTTGTATGCTACGAACGAAGATACGGAATGATTCTGGAGTATCTGGGGCAGCAGCCATAGCGTCCATAGCAGGTAAATACTTTGCTAAAACTTCATTATCAGATTCTTTAATCTGATTCATACCAAGAGCGCTGGAGCCTACATCAGGACCAGTATCTGTTCCTGCCATAACATCTTGTTCTGGATATGCACTATCATCAAACAAACGAGCATTACGTTCTACATTACGACGGAATGTAGATGGCGCTTCTCCTCTAAACTCTGGAGATTGAGATAATGGAACTGCGCCTTTGATTGCAGCGTTCTCTGTTCCTGCGCCATAAGTGTCTGACTGGAATCTTAAATCGTCTGTACGTGTGGAGTATGGTCCAGGACCTGCGGCTCCAGCCAACGGGTTCATTGGTTGCTTAGCCATTTGGATCCTCCATCTTCTCTAAATCTGATGTGAACTGTTCCCACGCTCTGGAAACTTTTGTTGTTCTATTTGCGTTATACACTGCTAAATCTAAAAGTTCTGATGCAAGCATCTCTACGGCTCGCACTATATTTACAAAGAAACCTGATACAACTACTAAGAAATCTGCAAGAGTGACAGAGCGTGGTACGTAATCTCTATCTTCGTCCACGCTCTATCCTCTCTAATAACACTAAGCCTTCTTGCCTTTACGGGCTTTGCCAGCATATCCAAATTCAACCTTGCCACCTGGCTTCTTCATATCCTTCTTGCCTTCAGTTGGCTTAGCCATTGGAGCCTTTGCACGACCACCTTTTTTCATTTCACACCTCCCTTACCCTGCAATAGATGCGAGTAATGACGCTATATCTGGACGAGAGCCAGCAGCAGGGGCCGCACCCATTTGTTCTGGAGTTGGCTGCGAGGCAGGAACGGGGGCCATACCTGCTGCTGGAACTTCTGCGCCCATTGGCACTTCTACTTGTGGTTCTGGGGCAAATACTTCTTCAACTATCGTCTCAAGTTGTTTACCTTTTTGGCGACCCTTAATAACCTCTGCGATTCTAGAAACAATCTGAGAAGGATCTTGACCTTGGGAAGCAAGTGCTGGAATGGCTTGAGCATACTGAGCAACAGCAACGCGCAAAGAATCGCGCATCTCTTCAATATCCACACGCTGCTCTTCTTGAGTGACATTTAACTCCATAGGAATTTCTCTGCGTACATAATCTCTTGATACAAGTTTGTCGCTTCGCATCTGTAGTAAGGCGATGATGGCATTGTTTGGATTCATACCAGACATAATGCCGTAACGAACATCTACACCATACTCGCCAGCAATCTGACGAGATGGCACATACTTCATATTAAACGGAGTGCCGTCATCTACTCCCTTGATTTCCTTGGTCATAGAACCAAAGATTTTCTCATCTACCTCAAAGCAGAGAGATACAAGTTCTGTGAATAGTCTTGCAAACTGTGCTTGCGCTGCACGCACCTGAGTATCAAAGCCAGCCTGTAGCGCTTGAACTCCGCGACCTGTAATGATTGAAGCATCAACGTTACCGCTACGAACTTCTGGATAACGAGAACCTAGACGTAGTTCTCGCTCTAGAACGCTGGACTCTGTAAAGACTCCTGGCGGAAGTTCTAGTGGGACACGGCGAATACCTTGCGGATTAGCAGAACGCATAATAGCGTCAGGGCCAAGTGCTAGTTCTTGCACATCTTGCGGAATAGCAATAGGTGCTTGGATAGATTTCTCTGCTGCTTGAATCTGCAATACTGCAAAGCGTGCTCTAGCAAGTTGTACTGCTAGAACATCATCAAACTGACCGCGTGCTTCTCCGTCTAGGGATGAACGCATTGCAACGCGGGCTAAGCATTTACCAATGGCATTAGGTAAGTTAGATAAAATTAAGTTGTTACGATCTGGAACATAGATTAAATCTTGGTCCTTATCGTG